CAAGTAACGTATATTCACGTTCTTCCGCTAAAATAGGTTGGTCAAATGAATATACTTCTTCTGCTTTACCGAATGTTTCAAAGTTGCTTTGTGTTGTCATAATAATTAATTTCCTTTCTTAATTGCTTCAACAATATTTGGCCAGAATGGGATAATCCACCCATTAACGAATTCTGGATCATAATTTTCAAAAGGCGTACCTTGAGGATATTTCCCCCGTGCAACAACAACCGACTGTACTTGATCTAATGACACACCATCTTTAGCCATTAAGTCTCTCAATGCTTTAGGGATAGGTGTTTCAACTAGTGGAGTATCATGTTCTTCTGTTGCTGCTTTAGTTTTAGGCTCAACTTTTGGCTTTTCTTGAACCGTTCCAACTTGATCTTTTGCTGCTTGCATCACCTCTGGAGGATACTTGTTAGGATCTTCCTTTAGAATATGTTCTGCAGCAATGGTTGCTAATAAATCTTCTGGAATTACATGAGCGATTTGGCTGTATTCAAATGGCATCATGTCTGGCAATCCATGCCGGTTTTTGGCATCCCATGCAGGGTTATGAGTAGCGTACATTAAACGCTTACCATTGGTTGCTTTCTTTTTGTTTGTTTGTTTGAGTAGTGATGATTTCGTTTTTATAATTGGCAAAGAGTACCATGTCCGCCCATTCCTTAATAAGAGGAGATGTCTGGCTGCCGGTTTTCTTACCAAGTTTTAATTCAAATCGATCATAGGCGCCTAGTTCGTCCGGTTGTTCAAATTTTCTAATTTGAGCATGTGCTGTAAGAACTACATTCATACCAGCATCAATCACTTCATCTAGTAGATTAAGGAATCGGCCCATTTCCTCACGAACAAACACATATCCATTACCATACCCAAAGTCCTCAATTCCTTTCTTTTGGTGTTGTGCGCAGATATATTCAACGCACAACTGTTCAGCCCAATCGATAGTATCGATTACTAGTGTCCGATATAGACCTGGCATCATTGCGAACTCTTTCACATAAGAAACAAGCATTTGCCATGATGTAGGCTTATCAGTACGAGCCACATTTAAGTGGTCCGTACTGCCTTCTGTATCAATAAATACAGGCGATGGGAATTGACTTGCGAATGTTGTTTTACCAATCCCCTCGACGCCATAAATGACGACCTTTTGAGCACGTTTACGTTTACCGGTTATAATGTTCATTAAAAATCACCCCATTCATTTTCAGGTTTAGTTTCATTAACTGGTGCTGCTACATTACTGTACTCTTCACCTTTAATGTGTCCATCTTCAATAATGATGGAACATTCATCTTGGTTATTAGTAACACGAGTAGCAATGACCTGTAGTCCTTCCGATTCAAGCCAAGCCCCAAATTCTTTCATAGTATCTACATCCATTTGTTCGAGTTTATCCATAAGTACAAATCCACACTTAGGATTTAAAGCTCTAACAATTGCTGTAGCTACTTTTAACTGTTCCGCACCGGACATGCAATCCCATTGACGATCATTGTAGATAAGGACGCCATCTTGAATGGATAATCCTGATAATGGCATTTGTACAGATTCAAGCAGTTTGTTTTTATCTTCTCTGATAGTTTCAAGTTCACCAGTCAAGTTGTCATAATCTGCTTTATAATCAGCAGCTTCTTGTAATGCTCTAGCACGTTCTTGATTAGCATGTACCTTTTGATTGATAGCATCTACATTTTTGATTTGCTCCTCGAGTTCAGCTGTCGATTCATCCTCAAGGTCTTTGGCTGCCGTTGTTGAAATATCATAATCTTCAGCTAATTGTGCTTGCTTAGCTTGCAGTTCTTCAAGCTTCTTTTGCGTTTCATCAACTAAGTTGTTGATGGTGACCATTTGAGCTTGAATAGCAGAAACATTGTTCCGCTTTTTTTGATTTTCCGCATTCTTTAATAAGATGGCTTGTTGTTGTTGGATAAGTTCCGATGCGCTAATCGGTTCGAGTGGCACATCATCATAACCAACTAACTCTTTAGCGTACTTGTCTTTCTGAGTTGCAATTTGCCCTATAGAATGACGTTTTGCATATACCTCTTGGTGTTTACCTTCGAGTTTATTTAGTTCGTCTTCTACGCCCAATAATTTCAAAAGTTCATTTGCCTTTTCCTTATCACTCATTTCCATGAACTTAGGAAGGTCTAAGGCTAATTGGCCAATGAAGCCATCTAAAATACGTTGACCGGATTTTTTACCTTCTGGATCAACGACTTTTAATGTGCTGCTATTACCACTACGTGTAACAACTAGTCCATTAGATAACTTAACTTCTAATTTAGGTGGGTTATAGCTTCCATCACGCACCGCACTAGATGGTTCAAATTTTGCACCACCTAGTGTCCAAGCAATGGCATCAAGGATAGATGTTTTCCCTTGTCCATTTTTCCCACCAATAATGGTTAACCCATTAGGTGATGGTTCATAAGAAACAGCTTTAACACGCTTTACATTTTCTAATTCAAATGAATTAATTTTGATTGATTCTCCCATGCATTTGCTCCTTATTCTTGAGTACCAGCCAATAACAAGTAATTGGTTAATTCAGATTTAATTGAATCGGTTTCAGATTTGATAGCATCCTTAACATAACGATTCATAATTGGACAAGATAACTTGAACGATAATTTATCCCCTTCGTCTTTAGGTTTAATGATGTCTAATTGCACTTCAATTTTTTGAGTGAATTGACTTTCGTTAAGAATGACCATGTTTACAAAGATAAAGCGAGGCATCTTTAAAGTACCTTCAGCTTCTTTTACTTTGATGCTCATAACATAGTTATCATCATCAGTTCGAGTAAAATCGCCTTCCGTTTGTGTTACGTATTTGAAATTTCTAACAGCAATTAAAAGCTTTTCGTAATCTTCGATTTCATGTTCATGAATTCGGAGTAAATCAAGCATTTCTTTTTGCGTTAAACTTAGACCAAAGATGGAATACCATTCTTTAAACTGTTCGCTTTTTTGAAATGCGTATACAATTTTGTCTTGCGTACGATCTGTTACAGTGCAGTCTGTTACTGCTACCACCTTTTTGTCTGAATATGTAATAACAGATGTTTTAGGATCTCCCTTAGCTTTTACACCTTTAACAAATGATTCAGCGCTACTAAGTTCATATCTAAATCCGTTATATTGAAATACGTCATTGGCTTCACCATGACGAATAATTACTTCACCATTTTCTGTTTGTACATTCAAGTTAAATTTTTCTTCCATTGTGTTAACCTCTCTTTTCAGTAGTTGAATTAAATGTTAGAACTTCTAATTGTGGCTTTTCGTTGACATCAACTTTTACTGTAAAGTCGTCCGCATAAGACCCGATAGCACGACGTGAGATAGCTGGTAATGTTGATTTAATATTGTAACCAAGTTCTACGATGGTATCGGTATCTGGAACTCGTAACATTTCAATATTAATAGTGATTTTAGCTTTCTGACCTTTTGAGATTTTTCGTAATGCATCTTTGTACATTTCCTCAAATTCAGCTTCTAACTTTCCATCACAAATATTAGTTAGATTTAAGACTTGTTGTTTTTCATTCATTTGTTTGCTCCTTACTTTTTTAAAATTTGAATGATGTCATAAAATGGATCTTTACTATCCATATCCTTATAACGTTCGTCAAAGATAATTTGCTTTTGATATGTTTGCATGGTTCCGATGCAAACTTGAAGATATAAGACTTTGTTATTATTTGGTACATTTTCTTTAACAAATCCAATTGTTGAACCAAGGAGTACTGCTAATACTTCTTCATTATTTTCAAAACTGTCTTTGTTATAACTAATACCTATCTTTTTATCTGGATTAGCTTCATCTATTAAGATTTCAATGCGCTTCATTTGTCCTCCGTGTTATAATTTCTATAGGTGTTATTTACCTACGCCCGTTTAGCTTGCCGGTTAGCGGGCGTTTTCTTTTTCATATACATCGGCGCACACCCAAACAAGTCCGCCAATAATGATTTGTAATAGAAACTGGAAAAAACCAATTTTATCAATTTCTAGGCTTCCCATGGATCCGATAATCCATATAAAAGCAGCCCATTTTAAAGCAATAATCACAACTTCAACTCCCCTTCTACCATAACCAGTAAATCACTGGTTATTTTTCGTATACTCATTTTTAACTTTTCATTTTCTTGTAAAAGCTCATTACGCTCCTTTTCTAACTTTCTGTATTGTAGTGGACTGTATTCATCCACAATCCCTACTAGCGCCTCGACTTCTTTTTTATTGAAGCGGACGCCCGGAAGCCCTTTTACTTCACGTAGGATGCCACGTTCCCTAAGATTGTTGACGCTGCTTTCGCTGCATTGGAGCAATTCTGCAACGTCTTTAATCGTATAAACTATGGGTTCCATACTGGAATCCTTGATTCTACTTTTGCCATCCTATCTGCTTCACGACATTCTTTGATTTTGCCGTGGATGGACTTTCTACATAACTTACTTGTATGTCGTTTAGCAAAGTATTCCCTAATAATCTTTCTCCAATATTGTGCATACTCAGCATTTCGACCAGCCCAACCGAATGCAGTTGATGTGTTTCCATAGACCTTATTGGCTACTAATAGGTCTTTTTGATTTTGTACTAGCATGGTTCATCTCCTTTGTTATATTTTTTTAATATTATTGATGTGATTTTAAATCACTATACTTTTTAAAAAAAATAGACTTAACCTCAAGGTTTGATAAATGTAAGATTTCTGTTAATTTTGCAATTTCAGATGCCGTAAATTCGGTTACTCCATTGATTTTATTGTATAGCGTGTATCTTGTAATATTAAGCTGATTTGCTATCCACGAGATACGAAATCCTTTTTCAATAATCACGTCTTTTAAACTCTTCATCTATTCACCCCCTTTTATAACGTGATTTTTAATCACACCTATAATATACCCTAAGGGTGATTATGTGTCAACAATAAATTACAAAAATGTTGATTTTTTTTCACATATATAATATATTTACTTTGTAAGGGGCATTAAAAAGAAAGGTAAAACCTATGAAACTATATGCCAATATCAAAGCTTTACGAGAAAAATTAGAACTATCACAAGAAGAATTAGCTCGTCAAGTAGGATATAAAGATAGAACAAGCATTGCTAAAATTGAAGCTGGGAAAATTGATATACCACAATCTAAAATTTATGCATTTGCAAAAGCCTTGCATGTTTCTCCAGAAGAGTTAATGGGCTTAAATAATGATTCATATTATATAGATCCTGAAGTAGCGGAATACGCCAATAAATTAAAGGATAATCCAGACATGCGATTGTTGTTTGATGCAGCTGAAGACATGTCAAAAGATGATATTGATTTTGTAGTTAATTTAATTGAGGGATTAAAGAAACGTGAGGGAAAGTAGAATGAAGAAGTTATTAATATTAATCTGTATATTATTTATTCCTTTATCATGCAATGCAATTTCTTTAAATGAATTGCGTAACAATCCAAATCAATACACATTAGTGTATTCTGACCAAATGCATGAAGCGTATGTTGATAATTCAACGATTGTTGTATCAAGATATAATCCGCCATATTATGCTATTAACGCTACTGTATATTCTATATGGTACGATGAAAACAGTATTGTAGAAGCAAATCAGACTTCTTTTTTTAATTACGATAGAAGTTTAAAAACATTAGCACTTAAATTTGAAGAAGTTAATGATTTAGCAAGGGAATTTACAAATGATAATGGGGTAAAGTTTAAAATAAATACTTTAATTCGGTATGATTTAAATGGAAATAAGATTTCCTCTATAGATTCTTTCAAATTTGGGAAATCACCTTCTGGTAAAGCTCCTGCATATTCTCCGAGTTATGAAGTTGCAATGTATATATTTCATAAATCATATAATATGTATTTTAACGAACCTTTATCTAATTAATTCTATCAGGGGAGAGTGTTGTTATGTCTATTAACTTGATCTATACGCAATTAAAGAAAACACAAACAGCAGTAGTACGTCTTAATGAAGATGGCAGTCATTCAATACTGGTTAATTTAAATAAGCCATTAGATGCTCAACGAGTTAGTGTACTACACGAATTAGGACATATTAAACACGATGACTTTCATTCTAAAGAACATATCAATTTGATAGAACGGATCGCTCATGATAGAGAATTAGATGAAGATATCGATGAGGAATTCTTTTATCACGTGGTCAATAGTAAGGATGTGTAACCATGCAATACAACTTTACCATTCGTAAAAAAGACAAAGGTTACCAAATAATTGTCAGCTATAAAGACGGTATAAAATGGAAACAAAAGTCTAAGCAGGGCTTTCCTACTCAGAGAGAGGCAAAGCTCTATGGACAACAAATTGTCGATAACCTAAAAAAGACTGTCACCAATCCTCTTGATGACAGTCTTAAAAATATTACATTTATTGAATTGTGTGAATTGTATATGCGGGAAAAGATTGGTATATCAGAAAATACAAAATTAGTATATCAATATATCATTAAAAATCTATCTGTATTGCATCAAAAACGTGTTAGAGATATATCACATCAAATGATATTTAAAACGCTCTCTGACATTAAATTTGCCAATCGTACAAAGAATATGCATATTACCTTCCTAAAGTCTGTTTTTAATTTCGCTATTAAACCATATCGAATTATACAATCTAACCCGGTAGCAGAAATTAAACGGTTCACAACCAAAACATATAAGTCATTAACAACTTTTACCATGGATGAAATGGATCTATTGTTAAATACATATATAGACAATAAAAAGCTATATACCCTACTATGCATTGCTCGATATACAGGGGCTAGATATGGCGAAATTTTAGCCCTAACGTGGCTTGATATAGACTTGGCTTATAATACCATTCGAATAAACAAACAATGGTCTAGGACGTCAAATAACGCATTCGGAGTAAAGGAACCGAAAACAAGAAATAGTATTCGAACTCTTCCTATCCCTCCCATTCTATCCAATATATTATTAGAGTATAAATCAATTTCTAATACCGAGCGATTATTTAATATTAATACTAGCAGTACTGGTAATGTGAATTATGCTATTAGAACGGTAGTTCCCAATAAAACCATCCATGCATTTCGTCACACCTATGCAACAACACTTCTTGCAAATGGTGTTGACATTAAAACAGTAGCAAGTTTACTCGGCGACAATATCAATACTGTAATGAATGTCTACGTCCACTATTCAGATGAGATGCGCAAGAACGCTGCACAGGATGTATCAAAAATTTTTGGATAAATTTTTGACGAATTTGTGACGAAACAAAAATAATCCTTATAATATCAAGGCTTATTGGCTTAAATCTCATATCTAATTTAGTATACCATAATATGACTGCTTTTTAACATATATAATTAAATTTCAGTAATAATCATTGTGTCCAAGTTTTCGCACAGTATGATTATATACAAAAATCATTAGGAATAACATATAAATTTTGACGTTTATTTGACGTCAAAAAAAATAAGGGGTACCGCTTGGGTACCCCTTTTGTTGTAATTTACCATTCAATATTATGTTTAGTGGTAAAATTTACGATTTTTACTTCTAATCTAATTCAGTTAGTCTAAATAATTTACCGTTTCTAAAGATCATTTCACATCGATGGTTATTTTCATCAACTAATGTTGCCTCGAACAACCCCTCTTGCGGAACTTGAATATCTTCTGCGAAATTGTAAGTCTTTCCGTTAAATTCAAATGTCTTTGCCATATTTTTACTCCATTTTTAATACCGCACCGCCAATATCAATTTTATAAGCATCAATTATTTTCTTTCGTATTTGCTTAAATTCTTTTCCGTGTCCTTTAAAATGACACTCGATAGTGGCATGTGCTAACTCGTGATAAATTGTATCTATAGTAATACCATCTTTATGATTATCTGTACTTAATTCAATTAAACAAAAATCATCATTTGGATAACAATATGTCGTACCTAATCGTTTTTTACTTCTACCAGTATATTTGTGAATCAACAAATCAGGTTTAAAAGAGTATCCTAAGGCTTCAATATTTGTAATCGCTTTTAGAAATATATCAGCATACGGCATCATATCGTCATCAAGATATAGTGTACTCATAATGTTTTCTTCCAATAATAAACTATTAGTTGACTGTTGCAAACCGTGCAACTCGGAGATATTTGGATCACCTACCATCTCACAACTTTAACCAATGCGGATGCGCCTTTAAACTCTGAACCTTTAAAGTGCGCTAAACCCTCAAAGCGTTTATCTTCATAACCTACTGTTTCATATACTTCACCATTAGTCATTACAGTTACACCAGCTAATATACTATGTGGTTTATCTAACTTGATTTTGTACACATCTACCTTTTGCTCTTCCGTATTAGCAACTACCGCCGTCCTATCAGATTTTTCTGTTGCTGCTTTAGGTAAGTTAGGGTTGCTA